GTGATACTGCCGCCTGACCTTGGAACCCACGGCCTTGCTCTTGAAGGCATCACAAATGTTTGAAATCATTATCTTCATTCTTACCTCTCATTCATATTGTATCATATTTTTTCGGACTTGTCAAGCGTTTTATCGGGCCGCCCTGGCTTCATTTGCTTGTTTTTATGGCCGCAGCGACGACACTTTTTACCAACAGGGACGATTTCGCCATCACAATTGTCGCACCACCATTTTGCTCTTTTGATTGTTTTTATTTTCATCGTTTTATTCCCATCCCCTGGCGTGAGAACAAGTAGTCAGCGGCCCGTCAACGCCATCCTGAAATTCGATGGTAAAATAATCCTTTTTGTTTTCCACCACCTTGACATTTTTCGGATTATGCCCGTGGGATTTCAGTTTTCGGACATATCGATCCAATTCGGCCTTTTTCACTTTCGGGTCTTTTTTCACTTTTTTGTTGGCGATTTCCTCTTCCTGTTTTGCCACCATAATATTTGACGAACTGGTGACCTCGCCGTATTTCTTGTCCTTGAATTCAACCGTCCACCACGCCGGAGTTTTTTCGATAATCTTGAATGTTGCTTCGTCCCAACGATATCCCTTTTCACGCAGGCGGTTTTTTATTTGGTCAATAATCGGGATAATTGGCGCATCCTTTTTCTTTTCTTCCTTTTTGATACCTTCGGGTTTAATATCCGGCCCCGCCGCAATCTTACTATGTTTCTCATAAGACATAGTTTTCACCGATACTGCCGGCCCATGTTCCGCCGCATTGCTTCTCATTCCGTTTTGCTTTCTTCTGATTTTCTTGTTGATTTTTTCCATTGCCATTTGCTCCACTGCCTGTTTGTATTTACGCTTTCCCAACTTGGCGACCTTGTGCAACTTATCCTGCTTACCCTCTTTTACCACCTTCTTCGGGCGCCCTCTTTTCTTGGGGGCGACATCATTTTTTCTAGGGCGACCACGTTTCTTCTTTTCGACCTTTTCCATTTTATCCAGAATTTTCTGGGCTATTTTTTTGTGCTTTTTCGTGACGCCCGCGGCCTTTTGAATTTTGGTAGCAGTATCCTTACCTGCCTTTATCTTTCTCGTTTTCCCCGTCAATTTCTTCATCTTGATTTTCATCTTTTTTTCTTTCTTCATTTTCTTGGTTTTTCGTTTCATTATTTTTCTCCCTTGAATTCCTGAATTTGGAATATGATCCTCTCTCTTGCTTCTTCGTATGTCGCCGCCTCAAAGGGCCTGACGACGAACAATACAAATGGGTTGCCGTAGCAATCGGTTGTGTAATCCGCCACATCGCCCAGCCACCTTTTGACCTGCGGCGTCCCATTCTGATGTAAATACCCCCACCACATCTTTTTCATTTTATTTCTCCTTTCTTTTTTCTTTATTTTTCGGTTCCCAACATAAAAAAACACGAGAATTATATTTCTCGAAAATTACATAATTCTCACCATTTATGCGGCAGGGGCGGAATTTCCGACAATAATAACAATAATGTTTTGTCACTACCTTTTCAGAAAATTTTAAACTATCAGCCGATCCGCCCAAGGCGTGAACCAATTTAATAGCCCTCATAAATTTATCAGGCATTATTTTATATCCCCTGTATCCTTTAACATATCTATATGCTTACACGAATGCGTCCGCCAAGACCATTTTTTATAACTAGGGCAGGAACAAGTCCAAATTTTCCAAATTTTTCCTGATTTTTTGAAGAAAACGTCCTTCTTTTCCACCCAATAATTCGCATTTCGTTGAAAATTAACGATTTTGTACCTTTTTTCTCCCTTTTTTATAATTCCGTAAGAGGGCAGGAGGCCGAATATGCGCTTTTTGGTATCTAGTTTCTTCATCACACCTATTTTATCACGACTTTTCCACTTTGTCAAGCCCATTTAACCGCAAAAATAAAGGGAGACCTGCCATCTCCCTTTATTATACCACACTTTGTTGCAATATGATGGAATATGATGGATTTTACCCCTTTTTTCTTGCTCTGGCCGCGCCAGAATTGCTTTTCTTTGTCGCCGAAGGGGTTGACCTAGCCCCCGGGGTCGAATTTCCCCCTATCCTTGCGCGATTTCCCCGATTTTCAGGCCTTTTCGACCGATATCCCGTGTCATATCCCCTGTTTCCGTCGTTTTTCGGCCTGTATTCATATTTTGGGGTCGAATTTCGGTCATTTTTCGGCTGTTCCAGGCGCCCTTTATTGATAATGTATCGCGGATTGTTATTATTCCTGCGGTGATGGTAATAATAATCCCTGTTATGCCGCCAGTAGGAACGATTATGCCGATAATACCAATTCCCCCATAGATTATTATAATACCGCCACCCCCACCATCCTGCGAGATAATCATAAGAGCGCCAAATCAGGCGACCGCGGAAACGGGGTAGGATATAATGATAAAAATAATCATACGGGATAATATAAATACGATTTCCGTAAATTACCAAGAAAACGCGCTCGTAATCATAATATGCATATTCCATGTGCCCATATTCCGCATTATTCCACTGCACGCCTGAATACCTATCTAGATATGCGTAGTCGTTCGCATATTTTTCCTGGTATTCCCCGATTTGCGGTTCGGCGAACACCATTGTACAGGCACTCATCCCGAACATCAATACAACCATCAGCCCAAATAAAAGAATTTTTTTCATTTTGCGTTACCTCCGGGAATATACAATCATTTTTGATACCAAGTTTATGCCCGGAAAATTACCTATTTTTAGGACACTTTGCGGATTAAGTGTCCTGCTCTTTTGCCAAATTCTGCTTATGCCATTTTCGTTTATTTTTCTTTTTGGCATTTTCTCTCACACGCTCCACCATCTTCACCTTATACTTATGCAACCTTGGCGTCTTCTTTATCTTAATATTCCTAGTATGTCTGCGATGTTTTGCCATAATATGCACCTTTTCCTATATTTATTATAACACACCTTGTTGAAAAACCATAAATAAAGAGTGGGAGTAGTTAAAAATGTTTCAAAGTTTATTTCAATATTCCAATAATGGAATTGTGATTTTAACGCCGGTTGAAGATGGCAATGATTTTATCATTAAGGATTTTAACCCTGCGGCTGAACGCATTGAGAAATTAATCAAAGCAGAGGTCGTTGGAAAAAAAGTGACGGAGGTATTTCCGAGTATCGAAGCATTCAGCTTATTGACAACCATGCGAAATGTCCATCGCACAGGCAAAGCAGAAAATCATCCGACCACTTTTTATAAAGATGATCGCATTGAGGGTTGGCGTGAAAATTTCGTATACAAGGCGAAGACAGGCGAAATTATCAATGTCTATTATGACCGGACGGAAGAAAAAAGAATACAGGAAAAACACGCGGCTATTATTAATGCGCTTCCTGATTTATTTTTCCGCTTCGACAAATATGGTGTGTATCTGGATTGTTGGACGAGTAATCCAAAATTATTGTATCCCTCGCAAAAAGCATTAATAGGGCAAAAAGTGGATGCAGTGTTGCCTCCCGAAGTTGCGGGGCAGGCACATAAATTAATTACGAGAGTTATCGAAACAAAGGAACCTGGAACTTTGGAATATTGGTTGAACTTGGAAGATGGAAAAAAATATTTCGAATCACGCCTTGTTTATGATACGGATAACACGGTCCTTGCTATTGTCAGGGATGTTACGGACAGGCAATTTATGTTGGATGAATTAGAAAAGCGTGAATTAAAATACAACACCCTTTTTAAGGCGAACCCCGATACGATTATCTTAACATCATCTATCCCCGATGGGCGAATATTGGATATCAACGAAGCGGGGACGGTTTTAATGGGGTATACAAAAAATGAGTTGATTGGTAGAACAACGACCGAATTGAAATTATGGAAAAGGGACGAAGATAGAAAAAAGTATATCGAAATTTTGGCGAAGAATAAATTCCTATCCAATTTCGAAACAGTCATCAATACCAAATACGGGCATATCGATGTTCTTGTAACCGCAGAGGTAGTTGACATTGGCAAGGAAAAATATCACCTGAATATTTTCCGTAACATCAGCGACATCCGCAAGATAAATAAGAAACTGAAATACAACGAACAGAAATTTAAGGACATCGTGGAAAACATTTCTGAAATTGTTGTCGAAATGGATGATGAATTCAAGATCACTTATGCTAACAATGGATTTTATCAGTTTTCTGGGTATACCGAAGAAGAGTTGGAAACAATGCGGTGGCCTGATTTTTTCCAGGAACCACACCAAAGCGAATGCAAAAACGAACACACTAAGGCGATATTGGAAAAAGATACAAATATTCGTAATTTCGTCGCCGACTTTATAACCAAATCAGGAGAGGCGAAAATTCTCAGCGTCCAATGGAAAATTGCATTTATGAATGGCGACGGCGTGAGGACATATGTGATAGCACGGGATATTACGGAAGAAGAAACAAAAAGACGAGTAAAGCGGCAACAATACAATCAAAAACTATTATCAATCGAAACTGATCTACGGATGGAATCGAAAAAGGAGCAAGTGTAACTATTATGGATATCCAAACCGCATCTGAAGTTGGCAAGGTGATTACGACGATGAATTGGGAGGGCGTAATCTTAATCATAGGTCTAACTATTACAGCACTTATTCCTGTATATAAATGGATTTGGGGGCAGACAAAACAAAAAAAAGAAGGCGAAGGCCCGTTGACAAAATCAGAATTACTTAATGTTTTATCCGCTACGAAATCCTTTTGTCGTTTCGACGGCGATTTGGTGGAAGAATTAAAAGATAGATTGGTCGAAACCAAAGATATGTTGCGGGATATTGCGTCGCAGATGAAGACTGAAAAAATTGATAGTAACAGGGTTGAAGAAAATCTCGAAAGGGTGAGAAAAAATTTGGCAGATTTGTTGGAAATCCTACGCAATCGGGATAATCCCAGATAAAATTCACTCTTATATAAAATAAAAGAATAAATAGTAGTATGGAAAACATCTCGACAGAATTACCTCTTGATTTTGACTATTACCATCAAGAAGAGCAGATGGATACGGCCACGGTCATAAGCTTCCTCCAAGAATATAATAAAGTCGGCGGCCTGACGGTGCATTGGTATAGATTACAAGACCCTGGAATGAGTATTGATCCCGTCTTCTTGGAAAAGGCGGATAAAAAATGGTGTCGCCCTATTGCCATCAAGGCGGTCTTCCAGTATTTGGAAGAGGTTATCGAAAATCAGAAGTACGGCATCCAAATTCTTGATGAAGTCAACCTCATTATCGAAAAAACATACTGGACGGAAATTACGAAAACGCCGAGGCCTGTCATCGGCGACCTTTTTTATATCGAACACGTTAAATTAATGTTCGAAGTGGTGAATTTGGTCGACAGCGATGCAAACTTCTGGGGCAACAAATTGACATGGAAACTTCAGGCCAAGGTTTGGCAAGATTCGGGTGAGGACGAAACTGTTACGAACGATATTACGGAACCAGGTTGGGCGCCTGACGAACAATTGGAACCGCAGGTTCCAATTCCTGGCGAACCCAATCCAGGAACAGGCGATCCGACTACGGGCGATGTCAATACCGACAATCCGACGGCAGGCATCGAGCAGAAATGTGAGGAATTGCACCAGTATAAACCCGGCGACAACCCGTTCGGAAATTTCTGATGCAATTCACACCTATAGATTTAACGAATGCCGTGCTTGAATTAAGGAACGACATCTACGAACAATATAAAATTACTCTAAATATGGAATATGATGATATGGATAATGGCATCATTATCGATACATTGGAAAAAAGGAAACCGAAGAATGATGCAGCCGGTGCGTTCGCAATGTGGAAGGTTACGAGTTTCGCAGATAAACACGGGTTGGATATTGACCTGATTGCGTCGGAATCTTATGGAACGGAGTTGGGGAAATTGATAAAATTTTATGAGGGATTTGGTTTCAGAAAAGTCGATGATTATCCAGGCGGCGATATATGGATGAAAAGGGATGCACAATAAATAAGATTGGAGGAATATGTGGGAAAATTAAATATCAGGTGGGGTTGGGTGGTTTCTTGGGTTATGATATTTGTCGCTTTTGGAGTTGTATTGTATATCAGCGCCCTCGCCGTATCGCCTCATTAAGGAGTATGAAATGAATTTTAGAATATTGGAGTGGCGTGGATATCGCGGGAATAATAGATTCCTCAATCCCGTTAATAAGAAGAGTTTTTGGGAGTGGTTGAATACTTATTTTGTCGCCAAAGATAAAAAATGGAAAACATGGGAAGAGGTTTTGCAAAATGCTAACATGGGCGACTTCGCTTCTTTGGAGCAGTATGTGGATTTATCTTCATCCCAACAAGATGAAATGAGGGTGGCAAGAATCAAGAGGCAGGAACAGGACGAAAAGGAATACCAAAATCGTCTGCGGAAAACATCGACGAGAAGATTAAAACAACAAATATTCGATATGGAAATGATGGATTTTATTCCGTGGGGATCATACAATAAAGTAAAGGCAGAATTGGAAAGGAGGGGTGTGAAATGAAATTTAAAATAGTCGAATCCGTCAACCTGGCCGATTTGGATTATGGAAAGGTATTCGTCAATGCGGGCAGGGCATATGAAAAAGGGATAAAGGAAGAAAATGTGGACGCAAAGGAATTGGAAATGGGTATCGCCGTGGAAAAAGAGCATACGAGCAATCTCGATGTTGCGAAACGCATCGCTTTGGACCATCTTGCAGAATTAAAAGATTATTATACCAGGTTAGCCAAGATGGAGGAAGAGGGTAAGAAGGCAGGAAACGCACCGAAGGGGGAAAACGACGATGCTGGAAAAACTGAAAATGATAAAGATAAAGATTCAGATGAGGTTGATGATGAGGATTCTGAAGAAGATGAAGAAGGCGAGAAGTCGGCGGCTTCTATGAAGGTATAATATGAAATTTACGATTCTGGAAAAAGTCGCCGATAGTTTCGCCGCTAAGTATTATAGCAATGACGAACAGACTTATTTTATTTACAAGAACCCCACTCCGACAGAATTAAATTCCAAAGAAGATTCCAAAGATAACCGCGCGATAATACTCCCATCTGGAGATTTATATATGGAAGCGATGTGGATTAAAGATGAAAATGAGAATCCAAGATCAGAAATGATTCACGACGGGTTATTGGTATGGGCCAAGGATCACGGATTTTTGGGGCAATATGATGAAAATTGGTGGAAAAATATGAATTCACCGAAAACTGTATTGTGTATGCAACGCTATGGGGATACGAAAACTTTTTATACCGGTGAATCTTACGACGAAGAAATTTTAGATATAAATGAAGATATCATAAAAAAATATTTCGAAATATGCCAAAAGAAAAATCCATATTTAACATTTAAAATGTCGACAATTTCTTGGGCAATCGGGGAGTGAATATGAAATCAACAGAAGATAAAATAGCAGAAAAAAGAAGGACGCTTCAGGATGTCAATACGACTTTGGAAATGTCATTGCAACTTTACCAAATTACGACCTCAGAATACGGCAGATTGTATGAGGAAAATAAGGCCAAAGTGGAGGGGCAGCATATTACAGGAATTGCGACTTTGTTATCCCGTATTAACGATTTGTTAAAGACCCGCAACGAAATTGAAAATGAAATCAATGCGTTGTTGGAATTGGACGAAGCTGGACAAGCAAATTCAAATGAGACTTCTGGCTCTAAAGAAGATATTTTAAAACTCGTATCGGGTGGGGCTAGGAAAGTCAAGTAAAAAATAATGGCAAAAACAATAAATAATAGTGTAGGGACAAGGAGTCATGCCCTTTTCAAGAAACTCCAATTTTCTTGAATTACCTACACTATTTTTTGATACATTGGAGGTGTCAAAATGGAAAAATTTTTAAAAAAAATATTTAAAAAAGTAGAAATAAAACAACTTACATATTATATCAAAAAGAATTTTTTTATTGAATATTTAAATATTCTTGATCGAACCTATTATTTGCCGAAAAATTGTAAATTTACAGAAAGAGTTTTTCATATAATTAATAATTTAACAGAACCTCCGAAATGTACCTGTGGAAAAAATTTACCTTTCTTGGGGTTCAAAAAAGGTTATCAAAAACATTGTTCATCTAAATGTTATGGGGCTGACTATAAATCTAAAGAGAAAAGAAAGAAAACTTGTTTAAAAAAATATAAAATTGAGAATATTTCACAATTAAAAAAAACAAAAGATAAAATAAAATCTATTTGTTTACAAAAGTATGGCAAAGAATATATTTTACAAGTTTTAAAATTTAGGGAAAATGGAAAGAAAACCAGACAAAGAAAATATGGAGATGAGAATTATAATAATAGAGAAAAATATAATCAAACTATATGTAAAATTTATGGAACAGAAAATTTATCTTTTTTACAACTCCCTGAAATTAGAACAAAAATTAAAATAACAGTATTGAAAAATCAATATATGAAAATTTTTAAAAATAATAAAATGACAAATATAACACCATTGTTTTCTTTAGAAGAATATAATGGTACAAAAAATAAAAAATATTCTTTTTTATGCAATATATGTAAAAATAAATTCGAGAGTTATTTAGATGATGGACATATTCCCAGATGTTATCATTGTTATCCGATAGATAGATTTACTATTCCCCATAAAATTATTTGTGAATATTTAAAAAATAAAAATATACAATTTGGGATTGAAAAATATATAAAACCGTATTTTGTGGATATTTTCATAGAACCCAATAAAGTTATAGAAATTTATGGCGATTATTGGCATGGAAATCCGAAGTTTTATAAAGAGGGAGAATTTTTAAATTTGCCAACAGCGGGTAAATTTTAGTGGAAAAAATTTGGCAAAAAGATAAAAAAAGAATAAAATATTTACAAAAAAATAACAAAACTCTTGTATTATGGGAAGATGATATAAAGAATAATTTTTCATCTGTACGAGATATGATAAATAACTTTATAAGAGAGTAAAAAATAATGGCAAATAAACCTATTATTTCACGCAACCCATTGCCGACTTTAACGACAGAAGAACTTGAAATATTTAAAAAATGTTCGGAAGATATTTTAGAATTTATAAAATATATTAAAATCTTCAACCCGGCTAGAGGATGGTTGAATTTAGACCAGGTTATTTTTCCAAAACAGAGAAAAATTCTTTCTGATATGCAAAAGCATTGGAAAAATAAATATATCGTTTTGCTTTCCCCAAGACAGTCTTCGAAAACAACATTAGTTTTAATTTTTATTCTCTGGGTGATAACATTCACTTCATCTTCCAATATTGGTATCTTGGCAAATAAAAAAGATAACGCAAGGAAGATTTTTCGAAGATTTAGTGGAATGTATGAAAAGCTTCCTAAAATGTTTCGTCTATCTGATTCAATAGGTGATAGTAAATTTGAATTGGAATTAGCAGATGGTACGATAGTTTTTTGCGCAGCAACGTCCAAATCGGGATTACGATCCGAATCACTCACATTATTATACTTGGACGAATTAGCGTGGCTACCCACTCCTGAATTGGCGAGTGAATTTTGGACAAGTAACTTGCCCATCATGCAATCGATGGATGGTGGATTAATCGTATCTTCAACTCCTAATGGTAAAGAATTATTTTACGACCTCTATTGCAAGACGCAAAAAGAAATAAATGGCGACCCGAACCCGACATATGACAGTAAATGGATATTGGAAAAAATTCATTGGCGAGATGTCGACCCGCGTGGCAAGGGCAGGGATGAAAAGTGGAAAGAGCAAACCATCCGCGACCTTGCCGTCGGCGGCAAAAATGGCGCCGAACGATTCGCCCAGGAATTCGACAACTCCTTCGAAATCCAGGCGGGCGTCGCAAGATTCTTCAACCAAGATGTTGTCGCCAATTTCACCCCCAGGCCGCCCTTGTTCGATTGGGTGCCGAATAGGGAGTACGCGGGCGAACCGATGAAGATTTACGAACAGGTTGCCGACCAGACCTTTTTAATTGGCGTGGATTTGTCGGAGGGGAAATACCAAAATTTTTCCACCGTTATCGGCCTGTCGATAAGAAAGGTGCGGATTCAGGGCGAAATGGATTTGGACACCTTTGTCGCAAGCCAGGCCTTCCAATGGATGCACGCAGGAACACTACCTGACGATTTGTTCGATTTCCTGTTTACTTTTGTCATACGAGAGTTGAATGATAAATGGTTTATGGTTTTCGAATTGAATGATGTCGGCAGATTGTTTTCCGTGCGCTTCGAAAACCTGATCGGCGAATTAACCTCTGGTGAATTTTCCAAAAAGAATGAGTTATTCAAGCAGATAATGATAGATAAATTTTCAGGCGAAAACGACAAGATGATAAGTTATCTGACACGCAGAGTATTCCGATCATTGGGCGGGGCTAAGAAGCGTGGGTACATCCCGTGGGGATTCAAATCCGACAGGAAGAATTCTATCGAATTGAAGGCGAACCTGAAAACCGTGATTGATAAGCGTGTCGTGAATGTTTGCGACGAACATCTTTTGGAAGAAATGCGCCTGTTCGAAGATAGAAAAGGCAAGGAGCAACTCAACCACAGAAATTACGAGGGGCTAAGCCATTTCGACCTAATAACCGCTTTAAAGTTTTCTACCTGGATGTTGTCGGACCGAAGCAGGATGAAAGATGTTATGTCCATCACCCCTTTAATCGATTTCGGTTATTCTAGGGAACGCCAGATGCTTGACGCCGTATTGGGAGCAAATATGGAGAGGTCGGGCAGGGAATCAATGCGCAGGCAGGTGGAACGGGCGAATATGGAACAGTTAAAGGTCGAAGGTGAAGTGCCGCTTTCATACAACGAAATAGCAATAGAGGATTTCGGCGATGTGACTGCATTATGGAAACCGATGGGGCGCATGTTGCGAAAAAAATAAATAAGGGTAGGAGAATAATATGAAATTAATATGGGAAGATATTTACAAATACGGTACGCAGGAAGAAATTGAATTTCTTCTGGAAGCCTTTTTAAACCCCGCAGGATTTGTCCGAGCGATGATGAATTTTAAAAATTTTATGGAATCCCCCATCAATAAAGTATTAACCGCAAAACCTGAATTTCAACAATTACGAAATGATATTGCCGAAATTCAAGCGACAGGGAATAAAGGGATTTTCGCCTTCATGCAGAAAAATCAACAACAGGTTAATGCGTTCGTGAGTTTTGTTGAAAATTTAATGAAGGGTCGCCGGGGTCCGGTGCCTGTACTGATTCGGAGATAGGGAACATTTCGCCATCCGTCAGGACATTCGCCCAATTGACCGCCAGGCGAAACGAACGCCCGATTAAGATTATTTTCACAGGCTGAAATTCAATAATATTTCCAAGAAATTGACAGACATACGCTTCGGCCATCATCGCCCAGGCCCAAAGAAATTTTACAACTTTCATAATCTTATTATATCATAATAGAGGAAATCTGTCAAGCCTTATACATACCACACAGTAATCAGCCTTTTCAGGTAATCTTCCGTTATCATGCCTTCCGTCATATATTTCCATCCCGCGGTGCGCATTGTTTTAATCGTCCGTTCGCCTTCAGGATTTTCTAGGGGAGATACGAAAAAATTCTTAACTTTTTTATACGCATCCAGAATAACATCATCCGACAGCTCGCCTTCGTTATTATTGATTTCGTAAAAGAAAGGAAACCTGGATTGATAGAATTTCTTGGATGCTTGGATGCGTTCGTGCGCCGAAATAGCCCACTCTGGGTTTACCTTTCGATGCGTCGGCGCCGTTTTATTCCTTTGCTCCAATCTATCCAACGCAACATCCAAAGATGTGTTGACAAAAACCATGCCCGTGTCATACCCCAATGATTGCAGGATGCCGCTTCTTTTGGAAATGTTTTTGGAGTGGGTTGAGGTTGAATCGACGAATAGGGGTAACATACTGTTGACATACATATAAAGTTGTTGTTCCGTCAGAATTTTACTGCGGTCAATAACGGTTTTAAAATCCCCTTTATCGAAAAATTCGACGAATTTGTCGGTGTTTACGATCCGTGGCGCAATTGATCCGGAGGAGATTCTGGATAAGGTATAACTTTTTCCAGACCCCGGGCTGCCCGCCATAAAAATGGCCTTCAATATTCCCTTATCTTCAATTGATTCTGCTATTTTAAATTTCATTTCTTAAACACTCCTGCCATTATTTGTTTATATTTCCTTGGCCACGACCCCTTCCACTGCCAATCACTATTGTCGGCCCAGATTGCCAAATATTTCTCGCATAACAACGTAATTTCCACTCCTGCTTTTATTCCTTGTTTTAAATATTGATCGGTGTAATGTTTTTTTATAAATGCTGGACGATCATCATCAATTTCTTTTTTATAACCGCTGAAATCATCATTGTATTCTTCGTATAAATCCTCCACATCTTTCGAATAGATGAATTTAAAGTTACCGATGGGAAATATTTGGTATATCGGACCGTATCTGTTGGCTGAAGAATAGTTTCCGGTTACAAATAATCCCTCACTCCGCGGATGCCAGCCAAAAACTTTATAAAACGCTTTGTCAAAAAGTTTTTGGTCTCCTCTATCCATATCACTAGGTAATCGTTTTTTCCTGGGCGTACCGATAAACATTTCGGCGGCATCGCCGCCATCCGTCCCTCTAAACATCTTATGATTTTTATACCCCACCGATTTTAAAAAGGGTTTACAATTCTTGCGAATAAACGATATTGCTTCTTTGCTATCCCAATATTTTGGCGTTGCATCATATCTTTTGGCTTCCACTATTGTAAATCGCATAGGTTATTCTCCTGCTTCTCTCTCAACATCATCCTGAGTAACTGGAATCATAAGTGCCGGCGCATCCGTCCACACCTCAACATTATATCCTGCGGTAAAATGTTTTATAGGCACAACATCAAATAAATCAGGTGTTATCCAATACTTTTGAATAAATTCGAGAAACGGCATATTTTGGCTGAAATATTCTTCCGTCGTTAATCCAGTATATCGGAATTCACGATCCAAATTATTAATAATATCAGGTTCCTGATTAATCATATAATCCTTTTTTTCGTCCACCTCTTTACACGCCTGTACTAAAAAATCATATGTATCTTTTTTACCCTTCCGAACACCAAAAGCAGTAAACACCTCAGCAATCGCCTGGTTTGCCTCTTTCACTCCCGTTTCCCATATATCCTCTTCTGGGCAAACTCCGATCTTTGCGCCATTCTTTGGGTATACCCGAAACGCTTCACTAAACTCGTCTGCATATCCATTCATCACCCTGCTAAGACTGGTCGAACATATCGTCTGCCTTTTCGGGAATTCTTTCCACGCCGGCGAATTATTAATTATTGCGGTGTAAAAATTCCATTCTTCGTTCGCACTCCGCCTAAGTTTTCTGGGATTAGGGGTAACTAAAATGGGCCCATCATAACTACTGCCGTAAATCCCTCTGTAAATATTTTGCGACTGCTTTGCTTCGGAGTAATCGGTCGCGAGAAGCTCTTCGACCTGCTCCTGTGTGAGTTGTTTCGTCGGTGGATTATAATATTCTAATAGTTTAAATTTCATAATCTTCTGGCCTCAATATACAAGAAGTATCCGTCCATACCTCATGATCTCCTTTTACTTTAAAATCCTTAATATACATCCACCTAAATTTTTCAGGGGAGAAAAAATTTTGCCCTATAAAATCCATAAGTGAAATATTAGAAGAAAAGTATTCATCAAAAAGCCATTCACGATATACAGATGACATAAATTTTTTATCTCGTTTTATTTTATCTTTATTATCATCAACTAATTCGCAAGCTTTCGTAAACAATCTATAATTATTATCCCAAGGCATTTTTCCACCCAACGAGCGATGTGAAAAAAGTTGATGTAACATATCATTATAATCTTCGAAATTTTCACCCCAAATATCAACACCGGGGCATATACCAATTTTTGCTCCATTTTTAGGATATACGATAAAGGTATTTCCATAATACGTTGCTGTGCCCGGAGCGGTGGTACATATTATTTCTCGTTTTGGAAAATCCGCCCAGATGGGATTATTATTCATAAACAAAGTGTAATAATTTTTTGTCTCCACACTACGTCTTGGTTTTTTTAAATTAGGCGTTAATAAC